AGTACTTTTAATTCTTATAAAATGAAAGGTCATGGGAATATCAAGTCCGGATATGACCAATTACTTGCTTTCTTCAATAACAGTAACTGGCGCAAAGATTTACGTTACGGAAAATCTGGTTGGGGTCCTTCAGGTAGCAGACGCTTTGCTACTGGTGGAATTATTAGAGATAACGGTTTATATAATTTAGCAGAAGAAGGTTACGAAGAAGTCGTAATTTCTACTGATCCAAAACGTGCTGCTGATTCTATGAAATTAATAAACTATGTAGCCAATAAAGTACAAGGGCGTTCAAACGGTAACAAGCGACCTAATCAAGTTAAGTCTAGTACTAACTCCCTATCTAATAACAATAATGCTGAATTGTTACAAGCACTAACTGAGTTAGTTGCAGGACAACAAGAACAAATGAAAAAACAAGATAAACAAATAAGTATTCTAACTGAAATAGCTATGAAAGCAGGGTTTAACGAAGGAGACGTTAGTAAAGCACAAGGTAAACGTGCAGAAATGTTAGCTTGGAATATGGGAGGTGCTATCACTTGAGGAACAAAACAGTAAGAATATTCGATGAAAATATGAATATTGTATTAACAGATGAATTTAGTAAATTAAAATTTTTGAAAGCAACTGAGGAAGGTGTAGAAAATAGAATAACGTCAACTGAAATACAAGGTGTTGACGGTGTTATTGTTTCACCAATTTCTTTTGGACCGTTTAACTTAGTTTTAAGTTTTTTCTACAGAGGTTCAGATGTTTTCGATTATAAAAGTGTTCAAAAAAGGTTGAGGGGTATGCTGCATAGGCGTACTCCTTTTTATATTACACATTCTGATATGCCAGGAGTTAAATACGCTGTTTATTGTGAAGAAAATGCAATTACAGATATGGGCTATCAGAATGGTACTTTTGATATAACATTAATTGTATTCAAAGGCTATTCAGAATCACTCATGACAACAGACGATTTCAGTTTGAATAGTGATTATTGGCAGTTTGGCAATGGTTTAGTGACAGATGAAGATATTTCATACACTCACAATAAACGTAAGTTCCAAATCTTCAACGGGTCATCTGATACGGTCACACCGATACACAGGCATCATTTAATCATTAAAATGAACGTTAAAGCGCCAAATGGATTCATTCTTCATAATAAGACAACTGGTGATAAGTTTGAGTATAAAAAGGCTATACGTGATAATGACACAGTTATACTCAATGGTGTATATCCATTCAAGAATAAAAAACGATGTGGGATTGATACTAATTGGGAATATATCACGTTAGCCCCTGGTTATAATGATTTTGAAGTATTAGGTGATGGTGTACAAGTTAAAGAAATCAAATTTACATTTAATTATGTATATAGGTAGGTGATGATATTTGTATAACTTAATTGTCATAGATCGTAAACGAACGATGGGTGAGATATTAATTGATTTTGATTATAGTTCATTTAAATATGAATATGAGAAGAACAATGAACGTCAAATATCATTCACTGCTTTAAAAACCAATCATAATGCTGATGTATTTAATATGTTACAGAACGAAGCTATTTTAAAGTGGAAAGGTCAAGATTACATTATTAAATCAACATCGGTTAAATCAAATAATCTCATGCTTACTAACGATATTGTTGGTAAGCATATTTTTATGGAATTTCAAAATCACTATATTGATAAAGATATTGAAAACGAAGAAATGAATGGTGATGTAACTGATGAAGAAAAACCAAAATATACTTTGGAACAATATCTAGACTTTGGTTTTAGAAACAATCCATTAGGATTTAAATACGTGATTAAAGGCAAGTTTGATAAACGTGTTGTGATAGACGAATTAGGTAATAAAAACGGATTAGAGTATTTAGTTGAAGGTGCTGAACTCTTTGGCTATATCTATTTCGCAGATAATAAAACAATTTATATTTATGATGAAGCGACATTTTATAAGATGTCAGATGAAGTGATCATGTATAAATATAATACAGACGAAGTACAAGCATCTGTCAGTACAACAGAAATGAAAACAATCATTGAAGGTTATGGTTTAAAGAAAACATCAAAAGAAACGAAGAACTATAACCCGATTAAAACGCCTGCACTTAATTTTAAAGGTAACTTTATTAAAACGGGTACATGGCGTACTGAATCAGTTGGGGCATCTTTTGAAGTACAAATTGATTGTCGATGGGGCAATGAAACACTGATGTTTAACTTCAAAAAAGGAGAACTAGGTGGCGTTTGGGACTTCTATTTAGACGGAGAATTCTATGAAACAATGAGTTCCTGGTCTAGACGTACAATTACTGAGCCATTAGTCATTGCTAAGAACTTATCAAAAGGTCCACATACATTTAAAGGTATATTCAGAGGTAAAGACAACAAAATTGATTACAAAAATAAAAAACCGACAGGTTATGTAGGAACAGAAAAATCAACGTTATTTAATATTACGGCAGTTTTAAAAGGTAAGGATATCTATAAATTCTATAAACAAGTTAAGTCTAAAAATTATAATGTGTTTGGTCATATGAAAGCAGCTACTGTTTTTGATGACAATATTGAAAGTCTTGACGAACTTGAAGCCTTACTTAAAGAACAATTAGTTGACGAACCTGTCGTTGAACTGTCGACTAATTATTTAGGTTATGAACAGATTCAAGAGAATCATAAAGTACATCTCAAACATAAACCACTACAATATGACACGGACTTAAAAGTCGTAAAGTTAACAGAGTCACATCCAATTATGAATGTACCTGTTGAAATAGAATTTAGTAACTCACGTAAAGATATTGTACAGATACAACAACTCATTAATCGTAATGTGCGTAATGTCAAAAGTGCGCTCAAGTATGGAAGTGGTACTTCATCTAATGTAGGTAATGGCACTAGTTGGGTTTCAACTGGGGTGGTGACAGTAGATGAGTAGAGATGTAGAAATCAAAATGGCGCGTGATGACAATGGCGAACAATTCTATACAAGAGCACATGTTGATGGTTTAGATGGTTTTGAAGAATACTATCAATGGCAATTAGACCTTCAAAATAGTATTTACGATTTAGCGACATCTATTAGAGACTCAGGTTGGATAGATTATCAAGTAGGTCCACCCAAAAATGGATTATATGCTACAGACGGTTTTAGTTGTGGTATTCGAGAAATCGTAAATCAATATGGTGAACGTGGTGAAAAGAGAATCACAAGAAAAATGATACGTGTTAATATACGTAATTTTACAAACGGTGAACAGATTGCACAGTTACCTACTGGGTTTATGAAATATACGCAAGTTTTTTATTCTAGATCAGGTAGTGGGAGACAACCTATCATGGTTGAAATCCGAGGAAATGGTGCATTGAATGTCTATATCGATAGTTCGAATCAATCGGGAAGTAGCAACAGTAACTGGATATATGCACAATTTGAATGGACAGAATAAAGGAGGGTTTAAATGAAACGATATAATGACAACTTCCCTAGAGAAATTAATGATCAATTCCGAGGGAATGTGATTGATAATGCGAGAATGTCTCAAGAAGATAGAGAAGTATTATATAACATGGTTAAAGAATACCGACAATCTAAAAAATCTAGTGATATTAAACATGGAAATTCTACGGTTGAAAAGGAAATTAAGCAATTAAACAATAGAGTAAAAAGCCAAATAATCGGTGCGAATGGTAATGCGACTGCTGAAGTAAAAGATATGCGTGTTGATACACAAGGCAACTTACATGAACTTGCACAAGATAGACTCAATGAAGACTTCGGTCGAATAGATGACATTGCAAGCACTGCTAAACAAACAGCTGATAAGTTAGAAACACAAATGAATACGGGTGCTTATTATAATGAGGTATCTCATTTTAGAGGACGTAAATTTGATACAACGTATTATATAACGCATATTCCACATTTAGACAGTCAAGGTAATATCATTAAGTTAAAACGTGGTTTATATGGTAATAATCCTAATAAACCTGCACATATGACACCTTCAGACTTTGCGCGTAAAACGAAGGCTACTTTTGTAAGTAATGCTAGTACTGGTAGTGGTAGTCAATTGAAAATGCACGGTCAACAATTATTTGAAGGGCAAATATTAGATAGTGTTAAGGGTGATGAGTATCCAGCATTAAATGATAGATGGACACTTGCGATTGCTGACGATAATACATTGACTTCATTCCCTCCAGATGTACAAGCTAGTGAGATAAGAAATAAAGGCTATAACAATACAGTCAGTGGATTTGGTCCCATTATTTCAGATGGCAAAATCATTGTGAAAGATGGTGACTATAGTCCAAATACCATTGTAAGTCATCCTAGACAAGTTATCGCGCAATTACCTAATAAAGATTTAATTTTCTTTAGTTGCGATGGTCGTGAAAACAATACACATACCATGGTTGAAAAGGGTATGACACTTAAAGAAGTGGCTGAAACATTACTAGATCACTACGATATTCAATTTGCCTACAATATGGACGGTGGTGGCAGTACAGCATCAGTTGTACGTTCGCATAAACTTAATCGTTCAATGGACGAAAACAAAACAACTGAACGTAAAGTGCTAGATTTCTTATATGTTGGTAAAGAAGGCGTACAGTTACGTGACCAAGATTTACAAAATGCTTACCAAGATATCGGTGAAGTGAGGGATATGGTACAAGAAGTTAGAGGTATGTTATACAGTCTTCGACGTATTAGTGGTAAAGAATTCGGTACTACTGGATATGATGGATATACAGGGTTGTTAGCATTTGATGATGAAGGTAATCCGCGTAAGAAAATTTATCAAGGACCAGAAGGTTGGCGTTTTTGGGATTATGATGTATCTCGTACTATATTTAGAATTCAAGAAGATGAATTGCAATTTAATAATAGAGCATTGGCTCGTATGTTTAGTGCGCCAGAATCAGTTACTGATATTAATTCAGTCAATTATGGTGGCTTTTATCATGTACCAAATACAGCAAAAGGTTCACCATACCCAAAAGTTTCAAGTGCAATGGTCTTACATTTAAATGTAAGTAGAGCCGATTTTGATGATGCGAGTACTGCATTCCAAATGGCGATTCCTTTCGGCAGAAGCAACAACTTTAAAATCAAAAGAAGAACATACGCTCAAGGCGCATGGTCACAATGGTTTGAATCATAAGGAGGGATTAAATGTATAACAAAGAAGGTCGAATAAAGCTAGAAACAACAGCGCATATTCAAAATAGATTAGATACAAACATACAATTTTATAATACTGATGTAGGGACTGCTGATCTAGTTTTTGACGTAACTAGAAATGGTAGTCCTTTATTAGTGAGTTCAGAAAACGCAGATGTATTTTTAATATTAAAAAATGGCGAAAATTATATCGTTGATAATGTTGAACCAATAGACCCTATGAATGGACGAATGAAGTATACAATTCCAAATGCATTCTTAGGTTTAACAGGCAAAGTAAACGGTCAGTTATATATTGCAGTTCATGGTAAAGAGGATATTGTCACAGAAGTAGAATTTAGTTTTACAATTAAAGATAGTATTATCAATACCATTCCTGCAGTTGATAAACTCAACGAAATTAAAACATTTGAAGAGTGGCGACAACGTGTTATTGCAATTATTGAAGATATTCAAAGTGGTTACGAAGATATGAACCAACTACTTGAAGAAGTGAATAGTACCCTAACAAGTGGTCTGAAATCAATCAATGATAGAAATGCAGAAGTTATTAATGAATTAAATAATTTATTAAGTGGTTCAAAGCTTGAGATAACAGATTTGAAAAATAACACAATCTCTGAATTAGAAAATAAAGCTAACCAAATAAAATCAGATGTTGAGAAATTGAATAAGTATGATACAACAACTTGGCAGAAAACGAAATTAACTGGTGACGATGGTTTTACTAGACAAATAAACCAGGCTGATTTAGCTAATCCAGATGGCTATTTTAACAAAACTGAATATGCTTATGTAACACAATCTATTAATGCACCGTCAGGTGAAAACGCTAATGGTTTTGTATCAGTCGTATTTAGAAGTGGGGGATATGCGACTTTAACTTATAAAGCTTATAACTCAGACAAAATATTTATGAAACGAAGAGTTAACTCACCAACGTGGACTGATTGGGTGTTATTAAACCCTGATACTAACAAACGAAAATGGCTAGGTACTATCGGACAAGAAGGTAATACTTATGCTGATGTTCTGAAATTACCAGGTGGTAAATATGAATGTACAATCCCTTCTGATGCGTTTAGTGTTAATGCGCCACAAGACCCTAATGGTGGTTCTTATATTGCTGAAATAGATGTAACTGAGTCTGAAAATGGTCGTAAACAATAAGATTAATTGCTAGTTCAAGAAATATTGAATACAGAGCGACTGTTCATACGAATAATGTATTTAGTGGTTGGAAACGTGTACAGAATGCCGAAGAATTTGAAGCATTAAATAATGATACAGGTTGGGTAGATTGGGAAATTAAAAATGATGCGACTAAACGTCAAACAGATGACCCTAACGCTCTACAGTGTCAATATCGAATCAGAATGGTTAATGGCATAAAGATTGCGCATTTAAGAGTTAATGTTAACAATCTTGTGACACAAACTGCGTTTGGTTCAATTCCTTCACATATGGTACCGAGAATAGAACATTTTTATGCTAGAACACCTGTCACAATGAATCCAGCAGTCGTATTAGTAGATGTGACAGGTGATTTGATGTTTTATGTTAATGAAACAGATAAAGCTAAATGGCTACCAGGTCATTATATTGTTGGCGAATTCAGTTGGATAATAGACGAAGTAGGAGGGAATTAACCATGGCAAAAACCGTATATTTGTATGACGGGACACCTAGAACAGTTATAAGTGATTGGGATTATCCTAATGAACCTTATACCGAAATCCCACCATATGAAGGCATATGGCAACCGTTTTATTTTGATCCAGACTACCAAAGATGGATAGGTTCTGAACCACCTTTGAAGAACAGTGATTTAGAAAGATTAGAAGAAGCTCTTAATTCTCAAAATAAAAAACTTAATCTATTCATTGAACGCAGCAACAAAATAGAGGCACATAACCATCGTTTACTTAAATATGTAGGCGATATTTTATTTCAAATTGCGAATATAAAACAAAATGTCGACATAGCAGATAATGCCATACAAGTTTCAGATGTTCAATATATGTACGACAATGGTATTTATACCAATTTCACCATAAAATTACTGGTTGATAATGGCTCACTTACTAAAAGAGAATACAAAGAAATTACCGGTGAAGACTATCCAGTAAATATAGATGAAAACGAATAAATCACAAGGCACTTACTTTGGTAGGTGTCTTTTTATTATAGATAGCAAGACTATAAAGGAGTGAGAATATGGAGGAAATAAGAGTGAAATTTACAGAATCAGAAGCATTTCATACATTCATCTATGCAGGAGACATCAAGCTTATGTGGTTTCTGATGATTTTAATGGGTTTAGATATTGTTACTGGATTATCTAAAGCTGTAAAAAATAAATCATTGTGGAGTCGAAAGTCTATGTTTGGTTTTGCAAGAAAGATGATGATTTTTTGCATTATCGTTTTAGCAAATATTATCGATCAGATATTAGGACTTAACGGTGGTTTATTGATGATAACAATTTTTTACTACATTGCGAATGAAGGACTAAGCATTATAGAAAATTGTGCTGAAATGGGCGTGTTAGTTCCTAAGGAAATTGCTGAAAAATTGCAAGTTATTAAAAGTGATAAAGGTTCAACAGTCAAACAAGAAATTAAAGAAGAATTTACAACTAAACACAATAAAGAAAATGATATTAAATAAGTCGGCTAAATAGTCGGCTTTTTATTATGACTTGGTTATGACAGTGCAGTTATAGCCAAGAAAAAACTAAAGGAGAGATTTATAATGAAAGATATTTATTCAAATCACATTGAAGGAAGTAAGTTAACAGGTAAAAAAGCAAGTATTGCAGGTATTGTTATTCACAATGATTATGGTTCAATGACACCTAATCAGTATTTACCATGGTTATACACGAGAGAACAAAACGGAACCCATGTTAATGGATGGGCTTCAGTTTATGTAAACAAAGATGAGACACTGTGGTATCACCCAACAGATTATGTAGAATGGCATTGTGGGAATAACTGGGCTAACAGTAACCTAATCGGTTTCGAAGTTTGTCAATCACACCCAGCAGCAGGTTTAACAGATGCCCAATTCAAATTAAATGAAGAGGCAACATTTAAAGTAGCAGCAGCTGTCATGAAGTCTTATGGTTTGCCAGTCAATCGCACGACAGTTAATCTTCACAGACAGTATTTCGGCACATCTTGTCCTCATCGTTCTTGGGATATGCATGTTGGAAAAAACGCACCAGATACGTTAGCTAATCGTAATAAGTTAAAAGATTACTTTATTTCTCGTATTAAACATTATTACAACGGTGGCACAACGCCTAAACCACCTAAAACAACATGGAAATGGTCCGGTAAAGTAACAGCTAAGAAAGGTGTATCTCCAATCGCAGCTAAGAAGAAACCTGGTATAAACGAACCAGCATTACCATCATCAAATAATATATTAGCAGGTCAATATATCAACTTCTTCTCAGTAACTAAAAAAGATGGTTACTGGTGGGCAGAGTTTGAATACCCAACTAATCCGAAAGTCGGACGTTTTTACTGTGCATTAGGACCTATTACACACAAAGATGAGAAGTTAGAAAAAGAAACAAAATTATGGTTTGACTTGAAGATTACAAGTAAGAAGTAGTGTTATATATTTACTTTATTTAGTTTACCAGCTAGGTAGTTCATACACACAAACCCCATTCTTATTTGTAGAGTGGGGTTATTTTTGCATTATAGTAAATATTTGTAAATTGTGTAGATTTTTTGTCTATATTATGTATATAATAATTAAAGAATAAGGTTAATATACATAAATCATAATTATAAACCTTATCAAATTTAAACAGAGGTGATTATTATGTTGAGAAAGTTAATTTTGATTAGTGTTTCATTTATTTTATTACTTAGTATTTTCGGTGTAATAAATAATGAAGCTCAAGCTACAGAGCAAGAAGAATTAAGTTTAGATGAATTACCTATAGAAAGTCAGCAATTTTTTATGGAAAATGGTTTTGATGAGAATGATTTATTTTATAAGACAGATTATATAGAAAAAGAAAATACTGCTAGTAACGAAATCACAACAAGAGCGAAAGGTGGAGTAAACGTAGTATCGATGGTAGGAGCATCTAAAAAAGTCTCTAGTACTAAAGGTAAAGTAGTTTTACATTTAACATCATTTAGGAAAAAATTTAAAAGTGCAAATGCTAGCGTAACTTCTAAAGGTAAAAGGTGGACTAAAAATAACATTAAAGGTAGCGGTAAATCAATGGGTATTACAATACCTGTAAGTTATAAAGGCAAGAAAGACTACTTTGGCTTCCGAGCTAATGTTCAATATGTTACGACAGCTGGTGCAGGGAATATAACAAGCCCTGCAGGAGGACTTACACTTGGAAGATAAACAATATGTTGAATTTTATATAGATTGGTATTGTATGTTTTTTCATTTATATGATTATGAAGTGAATTTCGGTTCTGATTTATATGGCGATTTTAAAGAAGAGTTTCAAAACTATTTTAATAATGTACATTTGAATGGAAAACATACTACTTTTTTTGGTGCTAAAAAAGAAAAAGCCGAAGAAAGGGTTGAAATCATAAGTAATGATACAAATCATTGCTTAAATGAATTGTATCAGGCTTTAAAACACAAAAAGATATATGATTTATTATTTGCTCCAGAAGAACGTTTTATTGAATTTCAAAGTAATCAATCAAGCTATTGCAATAGAGTATTACATGACTTAGTAAGTGATTATTTTAATAGCGAGCCTTATTATCCTTATTCTGAGATACTGAACGTGCCTGTAACAGATGCAGACAAGGAAATCATTGATATCTATAGAAAAGTTTTTGCAGGGATTGATGTAAGGACTTATCTCTCCATAGATGTACATACGAACAAAACATATGAATTACATGTTACTCTAGATAAAAGAGAAGAAAGCTATGAAAAAATGAAAGCTTATGAAAAAGAACATAATGTAATATTATAA